GCACCGCATTCAACATTGCCGTAGCCCTGGCCGCCTTCTTCGGCGGCTTTGTTCTGCGTGACATCCAGAAGAAAATCGCCGACCTGGAGAAGTCCGACAAGGACATGACCAAGGCACTCACCGCCCTCCAAGTCGCCCTGCCGACCAGCTATGTCCACAAGGACGAGTTCAAGGCATCACTGGACGCCATCCACGCCGTCTTGCGCAGAATCGAGGACAAGATGGACCAGAAGGCCGACAAGGAATAAATCATGCTCTCAGCCGTTCTGTCGTTCCTCGGTGGCTCTGCCTTCCGCATGATCTGGGGCGAGCTTTCGGCCTGGCTCAACAAGGCCCAGGACCACAAGTACGAGATGGCCCGGCTGGAGCTGCAGGAGCGCTTCGACGCGAGCAAGCACCTGCGCCTGATGGACTCGATGCGCTTCCAGGCCGAGCAGCAGGTGCGTGTGATCCAGGTCCAGGGCGAGCAGGCGCTGGCCGCGCTCGAAGGCGAGGCGTGGCTGGCCGGCGTGAAGGCGACGGCGATCCAGACCGGCGTGCGCTGGGTGGACGCATGGAATGCCGCGATCCGGCCGGGCGTCGCCACCTGGGCTGTCGCCATGCTGTCGCTGGAGGCGTTTGCGCTGATCCGCGTGAGTGAGGGCACGGGCTCGGTCTGCTTCGCGGCCCTCGGCCTGTACCTCGCCGACCGCACCCTGGCGAAGCGGGGCAAGTGATGGAGCCCACCGCCATCGCTGCGGCGCTGGCGCGGCGCTTCGAGGGGCTGTACCTCACCCCGTACCTGTGCCCGGCCGGTGTGCCGACCATCGGCTACGGGGCGACGTACTACGAGGACGGCACGCCCGTGACGCTCAAAGACCCGGCCATCACCCGCGAGCGGGCCGAGGAACTTCTGTTGTGGATGATCAAGACGGTGTACGCGCCCGCCGTCATGCGTCTGTTCCCGAACGCTGACCAGCTGTCGCCGGGCCTCGTCGCGGCGCTGATTGACTTCGCGTTCAATCTCGGCCACGGCGCCCTGCGCAACTCGACGCTGCGGCGCAAGATCATCGCCGGGCTTCTCGACGAGGTGCCCGGCGAGTTCCGCAAGTGGGTGAAGGCGGGCGGCAAGACTCTGCGCGGCCTTCTCCTTCGGCGGGAGGCCGAGATTCTGGCCTCTGGCCTCCCGGGGCAGCACCAGGGCCTCAGCCGACCCCGTTCTGGGCTCCTAGGCCCAATTCCGTGGGCCGCAGGGGCAAGAAAAAGCGGCCCGCAGGCCGCTCTCGATCCGAAAAGCGAGGATTAGAAGCCCGAGCCGCCGCCCGAACGGGCGCCGCCCGTCTCGGCCGTGTACTCGTACTTGACCTCCACCGAGCCCTTCAGCACGGTCGCGTGGAACGCCTTCGCGGCGGCGTAGACCTCCTGACGATCCACGAGGCCCGCCAGCTCGAACTTCACGCCGAACCACTTGCCCTTGTCGTTGGACTCGGCGATGCTCGTGACGCGAACGCGATTGGCGAACGTCGGCGGGGTGAACATGCCCTGGGGGCCTTTGATCTTCACCGAGGCCAGCGCGCTCATCAGCACCTTCGACTTCTTGATTTGGGTCGAGGTCAGCGACATCAGCGCCTGGGTCCAGCCGCCCGTCTCCTCGTCGAGCAGGATGACGTAGTGGTTGCGGGTGTCGCTGATGCGGTCGCACTTCTTGTCGTTCAGGGTGCCGTCCGGCAGCGGGATCAGCAGCTTGCCGTCAACATCGACGATCTTGCCTTCAGCGCGCATCTGGGCGACCTGCTCCACGCTGAGTTCGCCCTTGAAGCCTGCGCCCTCGCCCGAGCGCGGCCCCCAGTGGAGGAACACGCGACGATAGGCGCAGGGGATGATGACGATGCCCTTGCCGGCCTTCCCGTCGTACATGCGGCCGGTGACGTTCTCGAAGAACATGCCGGCCTTCGCGCCTTCGATGGCGGCGCCGCTCGCCTCGTCCACCTGCGGCGAGTTCGATTGGAGCGTCACGATGAAGGGGATGGCGAACGACTCTTGCGAGGCGCCCTCCATGCCGTGGCCCGCGTCGGCCGCGAACATGTCGGTGGCGGGGAAGGCGACGGCGCCGCCTTGTTGGGTTGCGACCTCGGTGGAGGCTGCTGCGTCTTTCTTGGTGTCGGCCTTGGCCATAGTTCTCTCCAGTTGATGATGAATTGCGGGCGTGGGAAGGGGCCGCCCGCTCGCCCCGGGTTGACTTTACTTCTTCGCGCCCTTGACCTTCTTGGCCTTCGCCGCGTGCACCTTCGCCTTCGCGAACTGGAACACGGCGAACGTCTCGCGCGGAAGGACGGGCGAGCCGGGCTTGCGGTCGGGGTTCGCCTCGGCCTCCAGCTGCTCCTTCACGAAGCTCTTGAGCGTCGCGGGGTGAACGGACTCGCCCAACACCACATCCTGCTCCAGCTCCTCGTTCAGCTTCTCGACCAGCGCACGCGCCTCGTCGGCCTCCTCGCGGTCGAAGGCGATGGACACGTTGGTCTTGATGAGGCCGCCGAAGCCGTTGGCCGTGAGCCACGCGTGCGCCTCGGCGCGGCGCTCCTCGGAGATGCCGCAGTGAACGTCGTCCAGGACTTCGACGCGCGAGCCGTCCGCCAGCTTGATGTCGGCGATGCCCAGCTCACGCATCAGGTCGGGCAAGTCGTCCTGCTCGATGCGCTTCAGGTCGGCCTTCGCGGCGGTGAGCTGGTTGGCGAGGTCATCGACGTTGCGCGATGCGTCGGCCATCAGCTGGACCAGCGCCGTCACGCGGGCGAGGGCATCGCCCTGCGGCTTCTCGTCCGCGCAGGCGGCGGCGAGGTCGAATGCGGGTTGGTCGCTCATACGCGAAGCTCCGTTGCGATGTAGTCGGCGGCTTGACGATCCCACGCGAGCACGCGCAGCCGTCCGCCGTTCTTGCGCGCAGCGATGCCGGCTGCGGCGGCGATGAGGGTCGGGTTGCCGACAGCCACGAGGTAGTCGTCAGGGCCGAAGTCCTTCATGCGCTCCTTCAGCGCGGCGACCATCGGGGCGCCGACAAACCGGCACTCCTCGGGGGTGAACATGATCACGAGTTCGCCGAACTTCTCGGCGGGCTTCATGTTCACGGTGGGAATCCAAGCGCGGATGGACGTATCCAGCTTGCTCGGGACTTGTGGCGCATAAACACGGGGCATTTCGTTCTCCTTTCTCGGTCGGAATTATCGGGGCTTCTTGACCACGGCACCGTGGCCGCGCCCGGCGTCGTGCGAAAAATCGAGGCCCGGGGCTTCGTGCTCGATGACCTCGCCGATGCTGAACAAGGACTCGGGCGGCGGCGCGGCGTCGAGATGCTGCCGCAGGTCCAACCCTTCGTCGCCGAGGATGGCCGCCGCCATGCCCGCCTTCCGCTGGAGCGAGCGCGCGATGGGCTCGTCAATGGTGTCGGTCGCGGTGATGTCGATGTACACCACGTTGTTCTTCGTGCCGATGCGGTGCGCGCGATCCTCGGACTGGAGCCGGGTTTCCAAGTTGAAGTCGTTCGAGTGGTACACGACGTGCTCGGCGGCGGTGAGCGTGAGGCCGATGCCGCCCGCCTGCGGCTGGCCCAGGAACACGTCGGCGTCGCCGTTCTGGAACGAGTCCACCGCAATCTCGCGGTTGGCTGCGCTGACCGAGCCGTGGTACTCGACCACGCTGCGCCCGGCCTTCCGAAGCGCCGCAGCAATCATCTCCAGCTCAGGCTTGAAGCGCGCCCAGACGATCACCTTGCCGGGGATGTCCTCGATGACCTCCAGCAGCGCATCCAGGCGCGGGTTGTCCTCGCTGACGAAGTGCGTGCCCTGCTCGTCGGGGCGGACGACGTAGCCCGAGGTGATCTGCTGGAGCTTGACGAGGCCCGCGAGCGCCGACACGGTGTCAATCGTTCCGTCCTCCAGCTGGATGCGCAGGTGGTTCTTCATCAGCATGTACGCCTTCCGCTGCTCGGCGCCCAACTCGAAGTACTGCTGCTTGTAGATTTTGTCGGGCAGGTCGAGGCAGTCGCGCTTGAGGACGCGGAAGGCGTGCGGCTCGATGAGCTTCTGGAGCCGGTCGAGGTTGCGCCAGCGCTTCGAGCCGTCCGGGTTCTTCATGACGATCTGCGCGTTGGCCGCGCGAGGGTTCTGGCGGATTAGCTCGGCCATCATCGGATGGTTCTTGTCCATCAGCTCGGCGTACTGCGCGGTGAAGGCGCGGTAGCTCGTCGTGCCCAGCAAGCCCTCCTCCATGAACTCGAACTGCGAGAACACATCCATGGGCGCGTTCGTGACGGGCGTGCCGGACATGATGCGGACGGCCGCAGCGAGGGGCCGCAGGCGCAAGATGCGCTTGGTGCGGGCGGCGTCCGGGTTCTTGATGCGGCTCGACTCGTCCAGCGCAATCAGCGCCTTCGTCGCCCGCAGGAACTTCCACACGAACTCGAAGCCCTCGCGCACATTGATCGCGTCGATGTTGATGGCAAGGATTCGGAGCGGCGGCACCTCGCCCTCCTCGCGCGGCCGCATCAAGTCGTCGAGCTTCGCGCGCTCCTTCTTCCCCATGCCCGAGCGGTAGGCCCGAGCGATGTGGGGAACGTCCAGGTGCGTCGGAATCTCGCGGCGAACCCAGTTGGTGTGCACGCCCTTCGGAGCGATGACCAGCAGGGCGTCGATGAGCCCGGCCGAGTACATCCGCTCGGCGTCCGCCAGCACCGTCCAGGTCTTGCCCGTGCCCTGCTCCATCAGGAAGGCGAAGTGCTCGCGCCCGTTGGAGCGGCGCAGCGCTTCGATCTGGTGTTTCATGCCTGTTGTCTTCACTTGTAGCCTCTCAGGTGAGCCCGCACCTCGTTCCAATTCAGGAGGCGCGCAGCTTGTTGGAATTGTTGCGTGGTGAGCTGGTTGACCTGCTCGGACAGCGAGCCATCGAAGCCGTAGACCTCGTGCGACCCGACCCCGACCAGGATGATGCCTCGGCCGCCGTGCTTGTTGAACTCCACCCACCAGTTGAGCTGATCCTGGTTGAGTCCCTTGTCGCCCAGCACGCGCGTCGCGGCTCGGACGGGGAACGCCTCAACCTGCTTCAGCTCGACGGCGGTGAAGGTGCCGAGGTACGCTGCGTCAACGTCAGGGCGCCCGTTGCCAACGACGTTCTCCATGCGCTGCAGCCAGATGCCCGAGCCCTTCAGGTTCGTGCGCATTCTGTCCCACAGCCGTTGCTCAGGCCTTCGCATTGAACGCCTCCTCGTTCGTCAAGCACTTGATGCGGTGCACCTTGATCATCTGGTAGCCCGGCACGCGCTGGCCGCGAATCAGCACAACGTCCTGGCCGGGCGTCAAGCGCTCCACCGCGAACTTGCCGATGTCGTCCCAATCCTCGGGCTCGATGCGACAGATGATCGGCACGCCAGAGTCGTCCTTCACCACGATGTCCGCAAATCGCGTCTCGCCGCGAGTGAAGCGCTTGCCGTTGCGGCGGGCCACCAGAATCGTCTCATTCTTGTCGCGCGGCTTCTTCGTCTCGACGGTGCCGAGGAACAGCACGTTGCCGCTGTCGGGCAGCGCGTCGCCCATCGAGATGACTGAGCCCTCGCGGCACCCGTGACTCACCGGGTCTGCGTACCAGGTGTGGTACTTCGTTTTGAGCGGGTAGAGGTTCTGAAACTTCACCTCCATGCCGGCGAACTTCTCGCGGTCGAGCGTGCCCGCCGCGCGCTGCTCCAGGGCCTTCGCCGCCTTCGCCGGGCCGATGCCTTCGAGGTTCATGAACCCGCCGATCAGCCGCCCGTCCACCACCGCCCAATTCGCGGCGCTGCGGTCAACGTCGAAGGGCGTGTACTCGATCCCTTCCCCGACCATCTCCCGCAGCACCTCCAGCGCGTGGTCGTCGTCCTTCGCGTTCCGAAGGCAGGCTGCGGCGTACTCCAGCGGGTGGTAGCGCTTCATCCACGCGCACCAGTAGCTGATCACCGCATACGCCGTCGTGTGCGAGGCGTTCATGCCCCACGCGCCGAAGGTGTTGATTTCACCCCAGATGATGTGGGCGTCCTCCTCGGGCACGCCGATGCTCTTGGCGCCCGCGACGAACTCGGCGCCGCGACGGTCGAAGTATTCCTTGCCCTTGCGGCCGGACATTGACTTGCGAATCTCCGCGACGACTTCCCAGCTGAACCGGCCGATCTCAAACGAGATGCGCATGACCTGCTCTTGGTAGAGGATCACGCCCATGGTCTTGCCCAGGTAGGGCTCCATCGACGGATGGCGGAAGGTGATGGGCTCCTTGCCGGCTTTGCGGTCGATGTAGTGCGAGGTCGCGCCGCCGCCGAGCGGGCCTGGACGGGCGAGCGCCGTCAAGTGGTCGATGGTGCGGAAGGAGTCAACATGAACCTCCTGGCTGATCTGGCGCTGCGCTTGGCCCTCGAACTGGAAGATGGCGCTGTAGCGCTTCTCGTTGAAGATGCGGAACACCTCGGGGTCGTCGAGCTTGAGCGCATACAGTTCGTCGTTCGTAACCACGCCAGCGTCCTCGATCACGCCGAGCGTTCGCAGGCCCAGGGCGTCAATCTTGAGGAGGTTCAGCGCTTCGCTGTCGGGCTTGTCGATGTGCGCAACTCCGTTCGCGCCGACGGTGCAGAACTCGTCCACCCGCACGTTCGAGACGATGACGCCCGCCGCGTGGACGCCCGTGTGGCTGGCGTGGTTCTCGACTTCGCCCATCACCGCCGCCTTCGGGTGCCGGCCGATGAAGGCGCGGCCAACATCCGTGTTGTTCAGCGTGTCCTCCAGGCCCTTGCCGTACCGCGAGTCGCCTGAGCTGTATTCGATCAGGACGTTGAGCAGGTTGAAGCGCTCGAAGTCGGGGATGCCGAAGCGCTTGCAGACTTCGGCCAGAACCGACTTGGGCTTGAAGGTGTTGATGTTGCCGATGCGCGCCACGTTCGCGCGGCCGTACTTCTCGGCGAGGTAGTCGAAGCACTGCTCACGCTTCGTGTCGCTGAAGTCGATGTCGATGTCGGGGAGGTCTTTGCGGGTGACGTCGATGAAGCGCTCAAACAGGAGGTCGTGCGGAATCGGGTCAACCTCGGTGATGCCGATGAGGTAGCAGAGCAGCGAGCCCGCCGAGGAGCCGCGACCCGGGCCGACCAGCATCCGCTGCTTCGCCCAGGCGATGAGGTCGCTCACCACCAGGAAGTAGCTCTGGAAGTCCTTCTGCGCGATCATCTCCAGCTCGCGCTGCAGCCGGGCCTCGTAGTGCTCGGGCCAGGAGTCCAGGTGGCCGAGCGCCAAGCGGCGGGCCTTCCCCTCCTCGGCCAGCGCGCGCAGGTCGCCGTCCACCTTGATCAGCGGGGCGCGCGGCAACTCGCTCGCGCAACTCGCGGCGATGTCGTGGGCGTTCCGTAGGGCGGCGTCGAATTGGGCGGGCGTCAGGCACGTCAGCGCCGCGCGCAGTTCGTCCTCGCTCAACAGATGCTGCGGCGTCGCTCGCTCGCGGCCGATGATCGCCATGAAGGCGGGGTAGTCGGCGGGCGTCGCGTATGCGTTGTCCGAGGTGACGACGAGTGGCTTGCCGGTCGCCGCGTGGAGGCGAAGGGCGGCGCGCTGCTGGAGCGGCGAAGCGGGGTTGAGGTCGATGTAGTCGAAGCAGTCCGGGTCGGTCAGCGCCGCGCCCGCGAACCGGACGACGCCCGAAACCTCGCGCATCAGGGCCGGGATATCGGCATCGGGGAGCCGGGCAGCGGTCGAGAACCGATAGAAGGCCCGCGTATCGCGTGCAATGGCCCACGCCTTCGGCTTTCTCCCATCGGGAAGGGCAACGGTAAGCTCCGTGCCGAAAAGCGGCTTAACGCTGGTTTTGCTTAGCGCCTTGAGCCACCGAACGTGACCCCAGGTCGAGCCGTCCACGATGGCGGCGGCGGGGCAGTTCATCGCCGCGAGCGCTTCGGCGATTCGGGGCACGGGGCCGAAGCACTCCTTGAAGGAGAACTCGGTGCGCACGCGCAGTTGGGGGATGGTCATTCAAACACCTTCTTTCCGTCCATGCGCGCTTTGATTTCGACGACGCGCATGACTTCGATGATCTTGCTTGTGTTGGTCTGCGCCATGACGCGCAGGGCGATGTCGATGAAGGTTTCCAGGGTCGCGAGCGCTTCCTGCGGCTCGTGGGCCTCGGGGATGAAGGGGCGAAGCGTGACCAGAGTCTCCACCGCCTGCTCCTTCATCTTCTCGATGGCCGCGCGGTCGGGGCGCCTAGAAGGGGATGTCATCATCATTCGTCTCGGGTTGCGGCGGCAGCGGAAACATCGCATCCGGCTGATCCGCCGTGAGCATCTGCTGCGCATCGGCGAGCGTTCCACCGTTGCGCAGCACCACGTAGAAGTCGCGCCGCGCCGAGTGCTCGCAGCCGCCGCCGCCGCGACGGTGGGGGAACCAGGAGCCGCGCGCCGTCGCCGCAGGATTGTTCCGCCGCTTCGACAGATGGCGAGCGATCTGGACGCGGCGCACCATCACACCAGCTCCCAGAGGCGTTCGGCCTGGATGACTTCGACCAGCGCCTTGACGTCATCGAGCGCGCGGTGCGTCTGTTCGAGCGGCTTGCCGAGGACGGCCGGGTACAACTCGATCAGGCGCGGGTTGCGGCCCCAGGACTCCTTGTAGACGCCGACCGTGCACAACCCGCGTTTCGGCCACCAGATCGGCGACTGATCCCGAGGGGCGCCCGGGAAGATGCGGAAGAACTCGCCGTGGATGATGGCCTTGTCGAAGGGGAGGTTGTGCGCCATCACCGCGCCCGCCATCAGGAAGAACTCGATGATGTCCGGCAGGCGCTGCTGGAAGGACGGCTGGCCGCGCACCTGATCGGTCGTGATGCCGGTGATCTTGGTGATCTCCTCGGTGAACTCCTCGCCCGGGTCGATGAGCCAGTTGCGCTCGGCCTTGACCTCGCCCGTCTCCCCGCTCAGGATCACCCCGCCGAACTCGATGCAGCGCGGCTGCTTCGTCAGGTCGGCGTCCGGGTGCAGCGTCAGGCCGGTCGTCTCCGTGTCGAACACGGCGATGTCGGGGCGGCGGCTCATCGCTTCGCCTCCACCGTCATCTCGGCCAACATCGCGTTGTACACGATGCCGTCGTGCGCCGAGTCCTCGTGGCCGCCCTCCTCGAAGTTGCAGGTGTAGCGGGCGAGCTTGCTGATGAGCTGAACGACGATGCTCAGGCGCACCCAATCGTGCGGCGTCTTGACGGTGAGGCCATCGGGGAACAGCGCCGCCGCCGCGTCGCCGAAGATGTAGGCCCCGTCGCCGTAGACGGCCGAGCGCTCGCGGCGGGTCGCGATGGCTTCGCCGAGGCGGATGACCACGCGGTCGGTTTCCTGCGCGGGCGCCTTCGTCGCCTTCCGGGGCGGCGTCACGGCGCAAACGTCGTGGCACTGCATCTGGATCGCGTCAATGCCGAACTCACGATACATCGCGCAGATGTCGGCGCGGTCGTCGTAGGCGCGCACAACGCAGTCCAGCCGAACGTCGTACTGGAACAGCCAGCTCAGCATCTCCCGCTTGACCTCGACCGAGGCGCGATGGTCGTTGTTGTTGCGGCAGAGGAGGATGTGGCGATCAACGCCCAGCTTCTCGCGCAGCCACGCCTCGGTCTGGGCCGCGAAGGCGACCGGGCGGGCGGTCAGGAAGATGGGAATGAGCCCAATGTGCATCTCGCGGTCGAAGTGCGCCACGTTGCCGGCGCGGTCGGCGAGCGAGGCGCGGTGGTAGTCGTCGTAGCGCTTCTCCATGTCCGGCTCGTCCCACTTGATCAGCGGGAGGCGCCAGCCGTCGTCGGCCAGGCAGTTGTCGATGTCGAAGATGACGAAGCGGTCGCCCTGTTGAACCTTAGTGGACATGGCCGTTGCCCTCCTCGTTGCTGGGCTTGCTGACGAACGCCTTCAGCTCCTCCATGAAGGCGCGGGCCTCGGGCGGCATGTTCGCCCAGATGCGCTGCTGCGCCTCGTGGATCGCGTTCAGCGCGGCGGCGATGCTGTGGGCCTCGGCCTCCTCGAAGCATTCGCACACGATCTTGGCGCCGAGCGAGTCGGGTGGGGCGTCGGGTGCGCCGTTGAGTTTCAGCGCGTCCGGGTGGCCAGTATCCACCACGGTGGCCACGAAGCAGCAGCCATGGCCGCTGGCCGAGCCGGGCATCACGCCGAAGCGAGCGCGCGGCGTCTCAGTTTGGGTCTTGCTCATTGCAGCTCCTTGCGCATCTTGTCCACGATCTTCAGCAGCTCGCCCTTCTTGAGCAGGTCGCCGCCGTACTCGCGGGCGGCGAACGCCTCGATGTCGGCGAACAAGTCGCGACCCTTCGGGAACAGGAACTTGCGCGCCCAGGGGTGGACCTCCAGCACCTCGTCGATGCAGGCGTTGATCACGCGCTGGTACTCGCTCTGCGTCCGCCCGCCCGTCCGCGAGCGGGCCAACTCGGCGAGGGTGCGCAGGTTGAACTTGCAGACGATGTTGGTGGCGATGTTGGTCGGCAGGATGCCCCGGGCGTCCTCGGGCGGCTGGCCGACGCGCAGCAGCTCACGATAGGCGTGCTGGATGCGGCCTTTGATGTCGGCGATGATCGCCATGGCCTCGGGCGAGGTGATGTTGCGATCCGTGTAGACGTAATCGAACTCGCCCATGTCGAGCACGCGCATGGTCTGCTGGGCGTAGCTCGCCGCTCGCGTCCGCACCTGCTGGTGGGTGTACGCGCGGCTGACGCCCTCGATGCAGAACACATAGTCAACGAACTCCCACGAGGAGGGGATGGTGTTCGCCATGTACTCCAGCTCGCGCATCTGATCGGGGAGCGGGCGGGCGCGGATTTCGTCGAGAAGCCCGGCCGTGAGGTTGAGGCGCGTGGCCTTCGTGAACTGCAAGAGCACGGCGGCATCCTGCGTGTAGTTGATGAGAGTGACCTTCACTTCGTTTTCCTTTCTGGGTTTCTCGACCGTCAACGCGACGGCCGAGGGTTCGATTCTCGCCCCGCCGTCAGGCGACGTAGCGAAGCAGCGTGGCGCGGTCGCCGTCCCAAACCGACAGGCGGCGGCGAACGTCGGGCGCCTGCCCCATGACCCACTCCTGCGCGCTCGCAACGTCGGGGAAGAAGCCCTTGCCGTTGAAGTTCGCCGAGGTGTTGCACAGGACGGGTGCGCCGCCCGACTGGTAATGGCCGTTGAGGATCGCGGCGACGGTCGGCGACTGCTGCGCGTTGATCGTCTGGAGGCGGGCTGTGCCATCGACGTGGCGGACGGCCGGCAGCGAGCGCTGCGCGTCCTCGCCCATCACGTGATCGAACAGCATCCAGGGGTCAGGCGTGCCCGGGTGGAAGAACTCGGGCGCGTGCTCCTCCAGGCAGATCGGCGCGACCGGCCGGAAGTCCTCGCGGCGCTTCAGGAGGTTCATGAAGTCCTTCATGCCGGGGCTCGCCGCCGAGGCCAGCAAGCTGCGGTGGCCGAGGGCGCGCGGGCCGAGTTCGGCGCGGCCGTGCAGCGCGACGACGACTTGCGACGGGTCGAAGGCCAGGAACTCGCCGAGCGTGTCCGCGTCCATCGCCGCCGCAACCCAGCCATCCGTCAGGCGCTTCGACCCGAGGCGCGGCCCCGAGTAGACCGACCACGCGAGCGGACGGATGCGGCCGAAGTGATACGACTGCGACGCGACGGCGACGCCGATGGCGCTGCCCGAGTCGTTCGGGAAGGGCGGCACGAACACCTCGGCGAAGTGGCCGGTGTCGCGCAGAGCGCTGTTCCACTTGATGTTGAGCGCCGACCCGCCAGTGAAGATGAGGTTGGAGCCGCGCGGCAGCTTCGTCGCCCGCCGCCCCAGCAGGCCTTCGAGGAAAGCGTGGATGCTTGCGAGGGCGTCCGCGTCGCTCAGGCCGAGCCGGTCGGCGTGATCCTTCGCCGCGCGGCACAGCTTGTGCTCGGGCACGCCGGTCTGGTTGTAGGCGAGGCGCTGCCGCTCGCTGCGGAACTCCAGCCCGACCTCGATGTGGCCGTGGGCGCGCTCCAACTCCAGCATCAGCTGCTCATTCGGACGGCCGAGGCCGATGTAGCCCATCAACTTCCCCGGGGCCTCGTAGCCGCCGAACAGCGGGCCGTCCTGGAGCGGGTCGAGCTTCCACACCAGCTCATTCTTGTACGGGCCGAAGTAATAGCCCATGATGCCGTAGATGACGCCGTACAGCTCATGGAGCGTTCTGACGAAGGTGACGCCGTCCGGTCGCACCGAGTGGACGCGGGGCTGCTGGCCGCCGTCCCAGGTGATGACCATGGCGGGTTCGCCCGCCTCGGCGAAGGGCGACGCGGCGTAGGCGCCGTAGACGTGGCCGGCAACGTGTGTATACGACTCGTAGGCGGGACTTCCGAAGCCGGGAAGGGGGAGGCCCCCAGACCAGCTGTGGCGCGCTCCTAGGGCCAGCCAATCGGGGCCGTCCCACTCGTGGTACGGTGCGACGGGGAGGACGCCCGCCGACTGGTGGAAGATGCGCCCGCCCTTCCAGCCGTCCACGGCGATGATGTCGATGTCGGTCGGCGCGATGCCTTCGGCGGCGAGGACGCGGGCGACCACGCCCGGGTCGTCCATCTTCGCGTAGCGCGGGCCGTTGTCGATCTTCTCGACTTCGTGACAGAACAGCAGTTCGCCGTCCTCGATGCACGCGATGGCCGCGTCATGCGTGAGCTTGAGTCCAAGTGTCAACATTCTCAGTTCTCCTTTCAGTACGCCGCACGTTGGCGGTCGTAGTCCGAAGCGCGCAGGAGGCGCTTGATCACTGCGATGTCGTCAACGACGTCATCCAGCAAAATGTTTCGCCACGTGGCGAAGCGTCCGAGCGAGAAGATGCCGAACGACTGCGTGAGCTGGAAGATGAGGTGCTTGCGCTTCGCCTCGTCCACCGGGGCAATCTTGCCGTAGCGCTGGGCCGACTCCCCGAGGCTTTCCGCCAGCCCGAGGTCGATGCCGAACGACTCGCCGACCATCGCCACATCGCTCGGCTCGATGTCGCCCCGGGCCTCGATGATCATGACGTCACCGGTCATCGAGGCGCGATACACCGGCGTGTCGTGCGACGGGTAGTAGATCGTCTGGAACACATCGGCCTTCCGAACGCGAAGCCGCAGCACGGTGATCGGCGCCCGCTCGAACTCGATGCCCGGCAGGAAGCTGCGGGCCTTGAGCGTCACCGGCAGCGGCGCCGTGCTGATCAGCGGGCCGGTCGCCCCGCCCAGCATCTCGCTGAAGTTCCAGCTGATGCGGCTCGCGCAGGACTCCACCAGCTGCTCATAGAACGTCTCGGGCGCCACGAAGCGGTCGGCAGCTTCGATGTTCCAGATGGAACGCTCCGACACGAGGCGATCCAGGCACTTCAGGCTGTAGAGGTTCGCCAGCTGAATGTCGGGCATGCAGAAGCCGCCATCGAACCAGATGCCCTTGCGGACGCGCACCTTGCGGAACTCGATGCCGGTGAGCTTCGCCACTGCGTCGGTGCGGAAGCGCAGCAGCGCCTTGTGATCGTCGCGCGGGCCGGGCGCGGCCTCGTAGATCGGCAGCTGGGGGAAGGCGTGAGCGGCGATGAGCCCGGCGAGCCCGGCGCCGATGATGGAGGGCTGGCTCACGCTGCGGCCTCCTCGGTCGAAGCGGCGGCGGCGGCTTCTTCGACGGTGATGGCGACAAAGTGGCCCGTCTCGATCAGCTTCTGGACGTAGCCGCGCGGCGACTCGTCGATGTGGGCGGCGATTTCCTCGACGGTCGCGCACTTCGAGGGGCGACCCTGGACGTAGAGGAGGACATTGTTGCGGATGGAGCCCGCCTGCGGCTTCGTCCGACCGGCGAAGGTGGCGCGGACGGCGACGACGGCCGAGCGCTTCGGCGCGTCCGGGTCGCGAGGGGCGACGGCGCGCGGGCGCGGCTCGATCTTGGTGGCGGCGCGCGAGGCGACCCAGAGCTGGTGGGCGAGGGTTGCGGGCGGGAACGGGTTCACCGAGTCGTCCACCTCGACGCCCTCGGGCGCGGGGTCGTCCGCCTTCGGCATCTGCTCCTCGGGGTTCTTGCCCTTCTTCTCGGCGAGGTCCACCCGCTCCTCCACCGTCGTCACCCCGGGCGTCGCGTGCTGGGGGACGCCGAGATGGCCGGTGGCGTCCTTCGAGGCCATGATGGCGTCGATGACGCGGCGCTCGGCCACCGTGCGGCTCTCGAACTTCTTCACCGCCTTGCCGGTGAGCGCTTGATAGGTGGCGACCAGATCGGCCATGGGGGCGCCAGCGACGGCTTCTTGGGTACGGATGATGGTTGCGGACATGCAATGGGCTCCTAGTGTGGTTGTCGTGGGCGGCAGGGGCATCCCCGCCGCCGAGCTTCGGCGGACGGCCGGGCCTTACTCCTTCGCGATCAGGACGAAGGCGTTGCCCTCGAACTTCTGCTTGCCGCTGGCCTTGAGTTCGAGGCGGAACTTGATGAGCTTGCTGACCGGGAGGCCGAGGGCGACGAAGGCCTGGTACAGCGACGGGTACTCAACGCCGTTCACCTTGACCTTGTGGCGGGTGGTGCGACGGGCGTGAACGTCGGGGTCGGCCCAGCTCTTGCTGATCGCCTCGGAGCGCTCGCCGCTGCCCGAGCACTTCGCGGGCTTGCCCGTCTCGTGGTTGAAGTCGTGGCCGCAGGAGTGGCAGGTGGCCACGTGCATATCGACTTCGTGTTGCTTGCCACCGCGCTCGACGATGCGGCCTTGGGTGATGTCGGACTTCGAGCCGCACTGCGGGCAGTGGCCCTTCTTCGCGGCGGCGAGGCGGCGGGCGGCTTCGGCTTCGCGCTCGGCCTTCTTCGAGCCCCGGGCGACGCCCTCGGCCTTCTTGCCGGCCTTCGCGACCTTCTCGGCGCGGGCGGCGACGATGGCGGCGACGAGTTCGCTGACGCGGCGCTCGGCCGTCTTGCGGTCGGCGAACTTCTTGACGGGCGCCTCGGCGTGCGCGTTGTAGAACTCCACCAGCTCGCCGGTCTTGGCGGCGGCAATGTCGAAGGCCCGGACGGCGGCGAATTGTTTGGCGTTCATTTCAGTTTCCTTTCTGGGTTTGTTCGTGATCACTTGACCACGGAACGAATTCTGACGGCATTTTCGGCAGCCGTCGAGCACTTTCTGCAACTTTCTGCTTCACTCAGGGTTTGACCGAGGAGGGCGGGCCTTCACTCGGCGTGATCTTGTAGTCCTTGTGGATCATGCCGAGGGCCTTGTTGCCGACGACGGCGGCCGGGCGCCAAGCGGGCGGGATGCGCTGAACTTGCCCGCGCACCGTGCGTTCATAGGCCCGAGCCCAGTTGCCCCGGCGAAGGTGTGCGCGCACCTGAATGTCGGTCGCCGCGCCGCCTTCCGAGCGAATCGCCTCACGCACGCCGGACAAGTCCAGTTCCCAGTAGCTGAACAGAGGCTTCTTGCCGCGCTTGGCGCGGGCCTTCTGCAGCGGCGCGTCAACCTCGCGGTGGACGACGGGCAGCTGAACGATGTACTTGCAAAGCTCGGCCCCGAGCATCACCGCTTGGGTTGTGCCGATGCTCTCGCCGTCGTCGGCAACATGATTGATGATGACCCAGACGCGCTGCGGGTCGCGCACGAAGCTCCAGGCGCGAATCACCTTGCGCTCGATCACCCGAATCAGCGCGGCGGCAATGGCGCCGTCAGGCAGCGGGAATTCGACCCAGACGCGCTCATAGGGTAGCAAGTGAACAATGACTTCGGCGCACACATTCGGGTCGGCCGGCTCATCGGGCAGCGGGGCCTTTGGCATCACGAAGCAGATGGAGTCGCGCAGCATCTCGCCAAGCTCTCCCGCCTCGCCGCCGAAGCCTGCGGTTGAGCTGGTGACGCGAAAGCGCCCTTTGGCGCCGCCCATCGTCGCTTCGACGGCCTCCATCAACTCGTTCTTGTGTTGCATCTCGTTCTCCTTTCTGAAGGCGAGGCCCGAAGGCCCCGCGCGGTTCGATCACAGCCCGGCGAACTCCTCGGCCAGCTGCCACAGCTGCTCGTTGAAGCGGACGTTGGCCGAGACTTCGTTCAGCGGGCGCGCGGTCGCCTGCCGGCCGGTCGCGCTCAGGCCGACCATGCCGCCCTTCGTCGTCGCCTCCTGGACGCGGTTGAACACCGCCCAGAGGTTGCCGGCGTCGTCCTCCTCGCGGCGCGGCAACAGCAGCTCGGCCGGGTCGAAGCGGTGCGGGTCGCCAAAGCGCAGTGTGGCCGCGAGCCGGGCGAACTCCAGGCGCTGCGGCGCGCTGAGTTCCTTGCGCTGCCAGGACTCGATCTGCTGGAACAGCGGGGCGGTGTTCTTCGCCAGCTGGCGCATCCGCTCGATGATGTCGTGAGCGGCCTGACCGGCGTGCCGCACCCGCTCCTTCGCGTAGGTCGAGCCGACCACCATCCCGTTCGAGCAGACGAAGCGGAACACGCCCGCCATCGCCCAGGCGCGGGTCGAGCCGTCGTGCGAGTTCCCGAACAGGAAGCGCGGCACGGAGTCGCCGATGCGGGGCACGTCGGGGTGGCGGAAGTCGATGACGTGCTTGCCGTAGACGTTCGCGAGGTCGCGGGGCTTGACGCCCATGACGCCTTCGACGGTGAAGCCCTCGCCCTTCATCAGCTCGATGACCTGGGCGGTGCTCACGTGGACATAGCGCTCGCTCATCTTCGGCGACGGCTCGGCCGCGTAGACGGAAGGCGGGAGGGCTGCGATAGCGTTCATAAAAGTGCTCCGAAAAGTGCTTGAGACAGGGGTGAGTTTCGCCGAGATTCAAGCCGCCCGGCGCGGCAGAACGAGGATCAAGCGTCAGCCGTGAAGTTGATTTCATACAGGCGCTCGCGGCAATCGACGCGGCTGCGCAGGATGCCGGCGCGAACGAACTTGGTCAACGTCCGCTGCACCTCGGCCGCGTCGGTCTTGACGCCGAGGAGGGCGGCGCCGACTTCCGCGACCCGCTCGGCGCTGAGGGCGTTGATCCAGAGGGCGGTGAAGACGCTCTTGATGGTGACGCGGGCCGGGCTCCAGTCGATGTCGGTGTCGGCGCGGGCCAGGATTTCGCGGGCCTTGAGTTCGAGCGTGGAGAAGTGCTTGGCGTTCATTTCGTTTTCCTTTCTGCTTGACGACGGAACGAATTCTGACGGCATTTTTGCTTCTCGTCGAGCACTTTCTGCAACTTTCTGCAACTTTCTGAGCATGCCGACTCTGCGCGACCCGAGATGCCCGAGAATCAGGGAACTTTCCCATGCCTAGAAAGGAGAACAGTGATGCAAGACGAGTTCCTGGCCGCGCTCGCCGAGGGGATGCCCTCGGACCAGCGGCTGATCCTCTGCGGCTTCGTCGGCGACCCGGGGACGGTCGGCCCGAACGCCTGGCGCCCGCGACCCTGGCAGCCCGGGGCCGACTTCCCCTTCAGCCCGAAGGCGAACGCCTACACGACGGTGGCGAGCTTCGGCCGCGCCGCAGACAACTCCTTCCGCCGTCGCACCGAGACGTTCGCGGCGGGGCGGGCGCTGATGGTCGATGACGTGGGGACGAAGGTTGACCCCGCGAAGTTGGAGATTCTGCGCCCTTCGGCCGTCGTCGAGACGTCACCCGGCAACTTCCAGTGGTGGTACTTCCTGGACGAACCCGAGGAGGACGGCCCGCGCTTCGACTCGATGATCAGGGCGTTCATCCGCCAGAACCTCCTGGGGGCCGACCCGGGAATGTCGGGCATCACCCGCGTCGGCCGCATCCCCGGGTTCGTGAACGGGAAGCCCGCCTACGACGGCTGGCGCGTGCAGCTGCGCGAGTTGAACGGGCGGCGCTTCTCCTTCGACGAGTTGAAGGCGGCGTGGAATCTGGAGCTTCGTGGCCGCGTCGAGCGCCAGGAGAGGCTGCACGAGGAGGAGGCGATTGAGCGGCTGCGGACGTTCAAGCAAGTCCATCGCTGGCTCACCGAGCGCCGCATGCTGAAGCGGGACGAGCCCGACCTGAGCGGGTGGACGGAGATGAGCTGCCCCTGGAAGGACAAACACACGCGCGGCGTGGACACCGGGGCGGCGATCCGCGAGCCGTCGCCCGAGAACGACTACCACGGCGCCTTCCGCTGCCACCACGGACATTGCGCCGACCAGGGCTGGGCCGAGTTGACCGAGTGGATCAACGAGACCAGCGAAGAAGAACTCAACCACGCCAACCTCGCGGGCGCAGGCGCATTTGAAGGGACGATGAACACATGAGCACCGTTGAAGAACGGATGGAAGCGCTGGAGGCTCGGCTGCGCGAGCAGATGGATGACCAGAAGGTCATGTACCGGCATGAGGACTACGTGTTTGATCAATCGCAGGAACAGTTCTGGAATCTGAAGCTCGGGGCGATGCGCGGCCAACTCGGCGTGGACAACTCGATCCCGCGCGAGCGGTGGCGGGTCGAAGTCGGCGCCCCAGGCCCGCGCGGCGGCCAGCCTCGCGAGCGGATGGTGCGGCCGTCCGAGGACATCGGCCGAATCGAGAATGGGCGCTTCGTCGAGGGCTCGACGTGGTGGCCGGGCAAGCCGCAGATCGTCAAGGACTGGTTCATTGACGAGGCGGGCTACAAGCCGATGAAGGGGATTCGCATGTACAACAAGTACACCCCGCCGCCGCAGCACTCGGCGGGCGACCCCGAGAAGGCGGGGCCATGGATTCGCCACGTCAAGAAGCTGTTCCCGAGCGAGCGCGAGCACAACTACTTCTTCGACTACTGCGCGCACATGATCCAGCGGCCCGAGGAGAAGTGCAACGCGGCCATCGTGCTCTCGGGCACCCAGGGCATCGGCAAGGACGCGGCGCTGCACCCGGTGAAGATGGCCATCGGCATGTGGAACACGAAGGGCATCGACCCCGACGACCTGTTCAGCCAGTTCAAGCCGTGGCTGGAGACGGTGATGCTGGTGGTGGACGAGGTGCGCCCGACCAAAGAGGAGTTCCACGCGTCGAGCATGTACAACATCCTCAAGCCGATGATCGTCGCGCCGCCCGACGTTCTCCCGCTCAACGACAAGTTCGCGAAGCTCCGCTACATCATCAACGTCCTGCGCGTGTTCATCACGACGAATGACTACCTGTCGATGTACATCCCGCCCGAGGATCGGCGCATGTTCATCATGCACTCGACCCTTCCGCAGAAGTGGCACGAGGCCGAGGGCTTCCCCCACTACTTCGCCGACCTGTTCCAGTGGTTCGAGGCGGGAGGGGCCGGGCATGTGGCGGCGTGGCTCCGCGCCCGCGACCTCAGCGAGTTCAACCCCAAGGCGCAGGTCGAGAAAACCACAGGATGGGCCGCCGTCGCGAATACGTGGGGCGAGCCCGACGACGCTGTGGCCCGCGCCCTCGAAGCGCTCGGAAGCCCCGATGTGCTGTTCGGCGCCGAGATGGCAAACGAGCAGTTTGACTACGCCGAGGAGATGCGGGGCACGCTGAAGTCGCCGCGCAAGATCGGCCACCGGATGCAGCGCAGCGGCTACGTGCTGGTGAACTGCCCGACCGCGCCGCGCTGGGCGTTCCGAGGCGAGGGGCGCGTGTTCCGCTCGCGCATGGCCTTCGTGAAACAGGAGCTGATGCACGAGCCCGCGCGCTGCCTCAAGCTCATCGAACAGCGCGGGCAAGAAATCGCCAACCAGAAAGGAACCGAGAATGAAGGCTGATGACAAGAAGGTCGCCGCCATCGTGATCGACGGATGGAAGCGCGGCATCTTCGAGCGCCACCTGAGGCGTCCGCCCTTGGGTGGCTGGCCGACCTGCGGCGCGCTTCCGCCGCGCGACGATAGGCGAGGGTTTACCCTTGGTTCCTGCAGTTTCGTCGCCGCGCGATGCCCTGGCGCGGGTTTGCCCTTGCTTCCGAGGGTTTACCCTTGCTTTGAACCCGAGATTCCCGAGAAACCCGAGTTACGTATCGTTCAGTCTACGGAGTGGGATAAGAGTCCTCTTATCAGGGTTAACGTTGGAAACAAGTTTCGTTATCTTATTCGGTAGATCGAAGGATAGAGAACTTAGGCCTCTCAGGAATCTCGGGTTCACGAGGTTTGATTTCATACGGGGCGGGGTCGGCAAAAGGGCAGGCCAATCCTGCGGCGACGGCGCGCGGCTCCTCCCGGGAGACAATCGCGGCGTGACTCAGCAACGACTTCGAGGACGACGAGCGGTGGCCCGGCGCGCGGCCTGGCTCTCAGATCATCCCCTTTGTGCTCGCTGCGAGGAGTTGAACCGAGTGCGCGCGGCAACCGTGGTGGATCACGTTGTCGCCCTCACCAATGATGGGGCCGATGATGAAAGCAACTTCCAATCCCTCTGCGACGAGTGTCATGACCTCAAGACCGCCGACGACCTCGGACACCGACGCCGTGCGGGCGCGGCGCTCGATGGTGAGCCACTCGATCCCAACCATCATTGGAACACCGAGCCCGGCGACGCGGGGAGGGGGAGTGGAAAAGGCTAAAGCCCCCCAAGCGGAAACCGGCCGGGAACCCTTCTTTCAACGCAAAGGCTGAATATGGCCGGCCAGAAACGCGCCCCGATTACTGCTGCTGCGGGATATATCGACGCCTTCATTGACGCTGCGAAGGGGCCGCTGCGCCCGCCCGAACACGTCACGCTGCGCCCGCAGGACGAGCCCTATTGGGAAATCATCGTTGGCGGCCGAGCGCGAGGCGACTGGACGCAAGCGCACCTCGTCGTCGCGGCGCAGCTGGCCCGAGCGCAGGCAGACATCGCCGACTGGCAGGACAAGCTCGACAACGAAGGTCCGACGACCGTTGACCGCTTCGGCCAGGACAAGGCCAATCCCCTCGTGAACATCATCGAGGCGGCGACCCGTCGCCAGCTGGCGCTCATGCGCTCGCTCGGGCTCGCGGCGACCTCGGATGAGGGGAGGGTTCAGGGCAAGCGCGACGCGGCCTACAAGGGCGCAAAGAAGGCCCGCGAACAGGTGGCCGGCGAAGGACTTCTGGCGACATGAGCGCAGCCCCGAATCGTCGGCCCCGCGCGACCTCCTCGCGGCGGCCGAAGCCCAAGCCCATCGAGAAGATGACGCGCGGCGAGAAGGTCATCGCCTTCATCGAGACGTTCTGTCTGGTGCCTGAGGGCAAGGACGTTGGCAAGCGCATCGTGTTGGAGCCGTTCCAGAAGAAGTTCATTCTGGATGTCTACGACAACCCGGCCGGAACCAGTCGCGCCTATCTGTCCATCGCGCGGAAGAACGGCAAGACGGCGCTCATTGCCGGCATCTGCCTCGCCCACATCGTCGGCCCCGAGGCGGCGCTGAACTCGCAGATCATCTCTGGCGCCCGCTCCCGCGATCAGGCTGCGCTGGTGTTCAAGCTGATGGCCAAGATGATCGCCCTCAGCGACACGCTGCGGCCCCTCGTCCGCATCATCCCGTCCAGCAAGACCATCATGGGCGTCGCCCGCAACGTCGAGTACCGCGCCATCTCGGCCGAGGGCAAGACGGCGCACGGCCTGTCGCCCATCCTCGCGATCCTCGACGAAGTGGGGCAGGTTCGAGGCCCCACCGACGAGTTCGTGGAGGCCATCGAGACGGCCCAGGGCGCGCACGACGCGCCGATGCTGTTCGCAATCTCGACCCAGGCGCCGAACGACGCCGACATGTTCAGCCTCTGGCTCGACGACGCGAAGGACTCGAAAGACCCCAAGATTGTCTCGCACGTCTACGAGGCGCCGATTGACTACGACCTCGACAACCGCGAGGGCTGGCTCATGGCCAACCCCGCCATCGGCAAGTTCCGCTCGACGAGCGACATGGAGGCGCTGGCCACGAAGGCCATCCGCATGCCCTCGTTTGAATCGGCCTTCCGCAACCTGAACCTGAACCAGCGGGTGTCGGCCACGGCGCCCTTCGTGTCGCGAGCCGTCTGGGAGGCCGGGAATACGGCGGCGGGGCAGGCCCCGGTCGAAGTCAAGGACTTGGGCAAGGACGTGTTCACGCTCCACCCGGTCTATGGCGGGCTCGACCTGTCGGCGCGCACCGACTTGACCGCCCTCGTCCTCATCTGTTTCGACGGTCTGCTGTGGCACGTTCGCTGCTGGTTCTGGACGCCCGAGGGCACGCTGGTCGAGCGGGCGAAGCGCGACCGGACGCCCTACGATGTCTGGGTCAAGAAGGGCTACATCGGCGCCGTCCCAGGCGTGTCCATCAACTATGACTACGTGGCGAAGGACATCGCCAACATCGTCAAGGATATGGACTTGCGCGGCATCGGCTTCGACCGCTGGCGCATGGACGTTCTGAAGAAGGCGTTTGAGCGAATCGAGGCAGAATTGCCACTGGAGCCTTTTGGTCAGGGCTTCAAGGACATGTCGCCCGCGCTCGACTTCCTGGAGGAGAAGCTGCTCAACCGCATCGTGTTCCATGGAGGCAACCCCGTCCTGCGGATGTGCGCAGCCAATGCGGTGGTCGAGCGCGACGCGGCCGAGAATCGGAAGTTCACGAAGGCCAAGGCCACCGGCCGCATCGACGGTCTGGTGGCGATGGCCACCGCCTTCGGGATGGTTGCGAAGCCCGAACAAGAATCTGACGCGCACGGCGAAGTCGTGCAGACACTGGAGTGATGAACATGAAATTGCGCGAACGATTCAGCGCCGCCCTGAAGGTGTTCGCCGCAGGCGCATCGATGACGGCGAGTGATCTGTGGAGAATGATCCTGAAGGGGAACGGCGTGGCCACCTCCTCGGGGAAGGCGGTCACCGACACGACGGCGATGCAGGTGAGCGCGCTGGTCGCCTGCCTCCAGGTCATCTCGGGCTCGATCACGCAGCTGCCGGTGGACCTCTACCGGAAGGGCAAGAACGGCTACGACGAGAAGCTGCCGGTGAACAACCTCTGGTGGCTCCTCAACGAGTCGCCCTACCCGGGCTGGACGGCGGCGAGCTGGAAGGAATGGATCATCCTCTGCATCGCCCTTCGCGGCGACTCGCACGCCCTCATCATCCGTGACCGGCGGGGCGAGGGGCGCGTGCCGAACGAGTCGATTGGCGCCATCAAGGGCTTCATGCCGCTCCACCCGGACATGGTGTCCGCCCGCTACGCGAACGGCTCGCGCGGCGAGGTGGTCTACGACATTCAGCTGCCGGCCGGGTTCAAGACCTTTCCCGCCGACGACATTCTGCACTTCCCGGGCTTCGGCTTCGACGGGCTGAAGTCCTACAGCCTGATCCAGTGGGCCGCGAAGTCCGCGCTGGGCAACGCTCTCGCGGCGAACGACTACGCCGGGCGCACCTTCAAAGAAGGCGCCATGCCGCAGATTCTGCTGAAGTATCCGAAGAAGATGGAGCAGGCGCAGGCCGATGTTGTCCGCGAGTCATTCAACAAAATCTACGGCGGGCAGGACGGGCGCAAGTTCCCGCTGGTGTTGCCTGAGGGCGCCGACGCTCGCGAGCTTTCGCTGACGCCCGAGGACGCGCAGCTGCTTCAGACCCGGGCCTTTGAGAAGGACGAGATTTGCGAGGCGGCGGGCGTTCCGCCCATCCTCATCGGCCGCTCGGAGAAGGTCAGCGCCTGGGGCACCGGCATCGAACAGATCACCCTCGGCTTCGTCCGCTTCCGCATCAAGCCCGAGCTGAAGCGCTGGAGCGAGGAGCTGAACCGCAAAATCTATTCCCGCGCGCCGAACTACCTGCGCTTCGACCTGACAGAGCTTCTGTCCGGCGACTCGAAGGCGCAGGCCGACTTCTTCAAGGCCGCGCTGGGCGGGCCGGGCGCACAAGGCTGGATGACGCCCGACGAGGTGCGGCGACGTTTCAATTTGCCGCCCCTGCCGAATGGAGAAGGTGCGAAACTCGCGGGTGCCGGGAAGGCTGCAGAGCCGGCC